ATAGTTTCCCTCGCCGGGAACGCAGAGTGCTTCCCATTTTGTGCCAAGACCTGTCAACAGATGGCCGTCACAGTCGTAGAAATTCCCCCGCCGCGCCGGGAGACGGAGCGTGACCACGCTCTGCGCCACCGCACGGGCCGCATAAGCCGGATTCGAGCAGAGCCAGTACAACCGGCAGACCACCGCCGCAAAGCACCCCACCAACAGTGCATACAGTGCCACCACCCGCCGCCCGGACATCGAACCGCCCCCTTTGAAAAATAGGATGGGCTGGGTAGGCCGTGGGTAAACAAAAAGGAGACGGAGCCTTCCGAATGGGAAGTCCCGTCTCCTGCGGCGTGATAAGTTGGATCTGCGAATTATTTTCGGAGTTCAGTTTGTAATGACTTTTTATTATTCGAGCTCGATTCTGGAAAGCTGTTTTCTGGTTGTAACAGGTACAATTTTCCGGTTTGGCGGAGTGTATTTTCCACTCCGTTCATTGTGTGTTTTTGACTACAACGAAAATTGCTGTCAAAATGATGTCACAGCATCAGGCAGACCGCTTTGCGTCAAGCGCCTTGACTTCCTCGACGGTCAGCCCTTGAGCTTCGGCAATTTCCTCATAGGACAACTTGCCGCCTAAGAGCAGCCGCTTGGCCGCCTCAAGAGCATTTGCCCGCATGCCTTCTTCTCTCACTTCTTCAAAAGCTCTGCACATAGTTGCCACTCCTTTCGTGTCCTCTTTGAAATAGCGTACCCGCTGCGCCAGTACCGGATAATTCATATCATCCGGGTTTGTGCAGGTAAAATCCTGCATCAAACGGCCCAGTTTGGTATCATCCTTGATTTGAGAGTTCACATAAATAATATGTGCTCCATCTCCGAACGGCATTCCCGTTTCTTGGATTGTCCGTTCGATATGATAAATCGGAAGACCGGCTTTCAAAATATCATTTTCAGTGATAAATATCACATAGGTTTCATATAGCTGGTCGTAACGATCACCCGGCTCCGTAATATTGGCATCCATCAAACCGCTGTTGTAACGAGCTCGTCTGACCTCTGCACCACGGTCGTTGCGCTGGATCTCAATGTTATAGGCTTTATTCTGCTCATCCACAGCCAGAATATCCAAGCGGGCCGAGCGACCTTGAATATTATTCAAGCCGTATTGACTGTGAACTTCGCGGATTGTCAGGTCATCACGGTCTAAAATCACCTGAAGCAGAAACTCCGAACACTCCTTATCTTCAAAAACCTTCGTCATAAAGTTATCGTCAATAAGGCGAAGATTCTGAATCCGATGCAGATACTCTTCATGCTTCCGCTCAAAGTCCAACTCCTGCGGCGTCTTATTCTCTCCCATCGGCTCACCTACTTTTATATAACACTTGAATGAATCATTTGTCACATAAAGAATACCACAAAACCGTACTTTTTTCAAGGTGGCACAAAATTCACCCCGGCGGACCATCAAATGCTCCATTCAACTGCCATATACATTATTATAATACATTTGTTTCATACAAATGTCACGCAACAGAAAAAGGACGACCCGAAAGCCGCCCTTTCCCTTATATACCGACTTTTGATTCCGTCGCGGGTTTCTCAAAGCCAGTACGATTCCTTACCCTTGGTTCAAGATTTGGAACACGTACAAGTATTTCGTCCGGTTCGCAATCCAGCGCTTCGCAGATGAGGTCCAAATGATTCAGATTCATTCTCTCTGCAATTTCGTTGTAGTAATCGCTGATCGTAGTCGGTCGAATGCCTGTGGCGCGTGCCAGATCTGCTTGCGTCCATTTCAGCTCGCCTAGCTTCTTGGACAGTAAAATTCTAATCATATACTCGCTCGCTCCTTACAATAAAAGATATTCTTTTCTTCTGGAAAAATCAGGGGATTGTTAGATTATCACGAATTTTGTGATTCTTTATTGCATAAAAGCAAAAAACACCCCCGTCACCTGTTTCGACTTTTCATCTGACAGGTGACGGGGGTGTTGTCATTTGTTCCGAGTATTCAGTTCAGCAAGCTGCCGCTGGTCTGATTCTCTGTACCGTTCATCCACGCCTTCCAAATGGGAGAGACAGCGTTTCAGCTCTCCGTTCCAGTAAATCTGCCCAGTTTCCGTTTCCATCCGCTCAATGCCGGCACAAATGCAGGATAGCAGGTCGAATGTAGCCTTACGGCTGTCCATCTGCAAAATATACCGTTCACGGCGTTGTTCATCTTCCTTTTCGCGCTTCTTTGCCGCACGGTCCGCCGCGCCCTTGATAAGAAGCTGATTCACGGCAAAGGAAATCGCGCCGCCCAAAACAGTTCCTAAGAACGCCAGCGCC